TAATTTCAACAGTAGCAGGTTTGGTGTCGGGGTCGGTACCTACCCTGCTTAAAGAGTGGGGGGCGTCTCGGGAGCACAACCGCGAGATGGAGATGCTCAATGTACAGACAGAGCTTCAGCTAAAAATAGCAGAGAAACAGGGCGAGACTCGTGTCGCTGAGATGGATCGAGAGGTCGACATCTCCGCGTACGAGGCACAGGCCACCATAATAAAGGCGAGCTTGAAGGGCTCAGGCATCACGTGGGTGGATGCCTGGAACGCAGCGATGCGACCCTTCGCCGTCACCATCATCATCACCCTGTTCGCGGTCATGGCGTCGTTCTACACCTATGCCGTGCTGAGTTCTGTTGAGACCATCGCAGATACACAAGCGGCTGTGAACCTGCTGTGGGGGTCTCTGATCGGCGAGGCTATTCAAGCAGTGTTAGGTTTCTTGTTCGGTTACCGGTCATCGCGTAAATGATAAAAGAAGGGGTCGACTTAGTGTCAGCATTTGAGGGGTATTCGTCCACCCCTTATCTGTGCCCCGCGGGTGTGTGGACGTTGGGCTACGGGACCACTCGATACCCTGATGGTCGACGGGTGTCCGGTAGCGACCCAAACTGCACAGAGCGACAGGCTGAGCGATGGCTTCACCACGAGCTTGAGAAGGCTGAGCGCGTAGTGATTTGTTACTGTAAGCCTCACCTGAATGACATGCAGCGTGCTGCACTTGCCAGCTTCGTGTACAACTTAGGCAGCGGAGCATTCAGGGCCTCGACCTTGAGGCGTCGAATCAACAGCGGTGATTGGGGCGATGTGCCTTATCAGTTATCACGTTGGAACAAAGCAGGAGGCAGGGTGTTACGTGGTTTAGTAATCCGACGCGCTGCTGAAGCTGACTTGTGGATTAGGGGAGTTAACGATGGGTGATGATCGACGATCCAATGACAAACAGATAACACTAATGCAGCAAAAACTGGAAAACCACCTCGAAGAGTACAAAGCCCGATGCGACTCCGAAGACGAACGATGGGACCATCTCATCGTTGCGCAAGAGCGTAACACTAAATGTATTCAGGATCTTACGGAGTCAACTAAGGCGTTGACAGATTCCACTAAAGACATCGTCAGTGCGTGGCAGGCTGCTAATGGTACTGTAAAAACTCTGTCGGTGATCGGTGGGTTTGTTAAATGGTTAAGCGGCTTCACAATCGTAGGAGCCGCCATATCGTGGCTGGTTGACCATTTTGGCTAGAAGAAATTTACTTCGAGATCATTCGTGGTGATACCATCTCGGTATCGCTGCATGGCTCGCTTCAAACCTTCCTGATCGTCCGTCTTCCTTTCGATGGCGTCAACCACCGCGAGATCCACGGTATCATTGCAAAGTATCCTGATGATTGATACAGGTCGGGTCTGCCCTTGTCGATCCAGTCGACCGCACATCTGCTCATACAACTCCAGCGACCAGTTCAGGCCAAACCACACCAATATCGAACCCGCGTCCTGTAGGCCATCCACACCATGCCCCATCGACGCCGGGTGTCCTATCAACAGTTTTATCTTGCCAGCGTTCCACTCATTGATGATCCGTTCAGTGTCGACGGACTTTGTTGTCGTCAGGTTGACAGGCTTCAGTTTTCTAAACTTCTTCATGATGCGCTCAGCGTCAGACTTAAACGTGTAGCTACACAGTACTGGTGCGCCGCCAGCCTCCTCGATCACTTCTTCGAGGGCGTCAAGCTTCGCGTCGTGTATGGATTCGTACTCCGGTGACTCACTCGACAGGTACGGAGATCCATTACAAAACTGTAAGCATTTGTTTGACACTGAGGACCTGCTGAACACCTCTACTTCCTGACCTGAGTCAAGTTGAGTAAACATGTTCTTCTCGACCTCCTTGTATGCCTTACGCGCACTGGCGGGGAGATCCACCATCATGTTGGTTATTTTACACTCAGGCAGATCTAGGTAGTCAGCCGCGTCCATCTTCTTCGTGATGTCGCTGATCTTGAACTCGATCCACTGCTTACCCAACTCTGTGGGGGTGTATGACCAGCCACTATAGTCACTGGCGAAGTAGCTGTCTTTGTAGTGTGTGACGAACTCACCGAGTCGCTCACCGCCATCGACAGCGAGGAACTGTCCATGCAGGTCTAGGTAGCCATTCGAGGCAGGCGTTCCCGTCAGGCCTGTCCTGAACTTGAACTCGTTGATCATCTTACGCCAGCCTGTGACCTTGATCCTAACAGGCTCGCCACGCCCATCCCTACGGTCTCGTGTGCCGCCTTTCATGCGCATGGTCGTCGAGTTCTTCAGCTTCGACACCTCATCGTACACCACCATGTCGAACGGCAGAGGTTTGCCCTGGGACAGGTAGTAATGGTCGAGGACTTCAGCCAGCCAGTTCATCGCTTCGTAGTTTATGAGGTAGATGTCGGCATCAGCGAATAGGGCGCGAGTGCGCTTCTCCTTTGTGCCATGTACCACGCTGAACCTGAGATGGTTGGTGTGGCTCCACTTCCTAGCCTCACGTGCCCACACAGATTGAATGACTCGCAGTGATCCAAAGATCAACGTCTTTCTAACTTGTCCTGAGCGCATCCGGTCAACGATGGTGGTCAGTGTGATGGGCGTCTTACCCAGCCCCATCTGGAGCCACAACATCGATTCATCGTGCTGTAGTTGGTGCATAACACACTCACGCTGATATGCGTGGAGTTGTTGCGGGTGCAGTAGTTGCTTCATGCGTGCAGTCCTGAGCTATCTAAGATATGTTTAATCACGTCAACAGTCCAACCGTTTCCTAGCATCTTGTAGCGTTGCGTGTTGCTGACGTGGTTAGTGTAACTATCTGGTACGGTTTGGAGTCTTTCGCACTCAACCGGCGTCAACTTCCTAAAACCTAATTCATCAATTATTTTAGGCATGTGCGAGGTGGTTAGCGTGTATGTTTTTTTTGCATCCCTAAAAATCAACCGACCTAATTCGCTAATGCCGGACTTTCTTGAGTCGCCTTTGTGGGGTCTAATTCCATCCTCGTTTATCGACACATCAATACCCCTAGGATTTATCTTTGAAAGCTCAAACGCAAGTTGGCGCCGACTTTTTTCGAAATACTGTTTAAGATTTCCACCCTTAAAGTAATTAGCATCAAGACTAAATGACTTATCTTTATCAACAACACCACTCTCAATAACACTATCAAGAAAAATAAAGTGGTCAGACGGCGCCTTAAACTCCCAATTAGCCCAATAATAACGCTGCCTATTCTGCGCACTCACCAGTTCTGAGTTAATGAACACGGGCTCAGCACCGAGCGCATCCGTTATCATGTTGAGGTTGTTCTTGCTCATCTTCACGTTTTCGAGGAGGAACTTGATGTCAGGGTTGCATGACATTGCGTGGTCGAGGCAGAGTACGAACTCCCAGAACAGATATGATTGACTGAGGAACTTGGCACCTTGGTCTCTCAGCGAGATGTAGGTCTCACGATCAGCTACCACGTATTCGACGCCATCAAGAACTGCCTTTGTGCCGCCTTGCTTACCGGCGGAGCTGAAGCCTTGGCATGGTGAGCCCGCGAGGATCAGCTTCACTTTTGACCAGTCGATAGGCCACTCACGCCACTTGGTAACGTCGCCCATGTGCTGAGTCTGGGGCCAGTTAGCCTTCGCCACGATGATCGCGTGCTTGTCGATCTCTGACGCATAGTAGTTCTTGACACCGATGCCACTGCGAGCGAGTGCGATACGGCCACAGGACATGCCATCGAAAAGACTCACCACATCGATGCCTTCACTCAGGAACATCCTAAGACCTCCGACATTTTTTCAGTCAGTTCCGACCCATTGGCGCCGCGCTTTCTACACACTTGCTTCCCCTGATCGATCACTGCGACGGCGAGTATGTTCTCACGTTGGATCTCAGCATCTGTGAAGTCGGACGGCTTGAACAGCTCGTGGCCATTTACCACCGATCTATCACCATCGTGGTGTGCTGGGTCGAACGTGAGGGTGTGAGGGTCCTCCTCGTCGATGTCCCAACGCAGCCCACAGGTACATGTGTACTCGTCGTTTTCTCTGGTAACTTTATGCATAATCGTTCTCCACTGGTTTACCGAATACTTTTAAATCTTTGATAAGAAGGTCGACACCTTTGTGACCCCAGACTGTGCAGACTGGCGCGCCCAGTGCCCTAAGCCTTTCGTGCTCGCGATCCTGCGCCCCTGACCTACCACCGTCGGTCGTCTTTACTTCACAGAACGATATGGTGGACAGGAATATAATCTGATCAGGCACACCGTCACGACCAGGAGACACCCACTTGCGAGTGTCACCTCCGAGTAGCCGCACTTGATCCCGCAGATACCGCTCGACTTTGTTCTCACGGACGCCCATTTACTCGACAACCTCGTAACCTGGTGGCAGGAGTCCATTGATGTCGCTTGTTGTTAAGATACCTTTCTCGTAGAGAATCCTGATGAGAGCGTCGATGTCGATGTCGTGAGCCACGTGTACCAGTTGGTACTGGCGGTAACCATCATCTGTGTAAATCTGAATATACATAACTACTCCTGTGGGTCTTCGAGAAACAGAGCGGCTTTGATGGTGACACCCTGTACATGTAACCCTGCGTTGATTAGACGGGCGGATTCCCTTTCGCCCTGAAACACCGCCGCCTCTAGCACGCGTTTACCGTCGTCAGGCGTGGCTACCAATTCAGATAACTCACGTAGAAGAGTGCAAGCTGTGCCAGGCGCGATGGTTATACTCTTCGGGTACCTACCGTGCGCTTTGTAGTATTCGGAGCGATGTCTCTCTATGAAACCTAGCACTGTCGACGCCACGGCCTATCCCTCCAGCCAATCAGGGCGATCACCTTTGCCGAGGTAGAAGTCCATGATGTCGAGTAGTCGAGGGTAGAACCTAAGCGCTTTTTTGCCGTCCATATCTGCGATCTGGATTTTAGTCATGCCACGCCACTCGCCTGGTGAATGACTTTGACATCCCGCTTGCACCACCTGTGGAGATACAAATAAGAAATAAACCTCGCCGGCGTTAATACAAAGCGACTTTTCAGGTAGCTCGGCACCGTTCAGCTCGGCACCGTTCAGCTCGGCACCGTTCAGCTCGGCATAGTTCAGCTCGGCATAGTTCAGCTCGGCACCGTTCAGCTCGGCACCGTTCAGCTTGGCACCGTTCAGCTTGGCACCGTTCAGCTTGGCACCGTTCAGCTTGGCACCGTTCAGCTCGGCATAGTTCAGCTCGGCACCTGAAAACGATACACCTTTCGATACACCATCCTCTAAGCACGCCTTGATGGATTCGAACTCACCTTCGTGGATTACTTCACCGTTGTCCCAGCGTTTGATTTGTATTGTCATGATTGTCACCTCAGTTGATTTGACCTAAGTGTTGCACAATGTCCCACAGCAGTCAACTAATCTTTTGTATATCTTTTTGTGATGAACCCATCAGCACCTAGCCACATGTCCTTGCACCAGTCAGGCCTGTCGATCATGCAGTTCTGTAGCAGTGACAGCGCTGCCTCTGCGTGGGCGTCAGGCACTTCGACAGCGATCTCATCATGTACGTGCAGCACAACAGGAAGCCCTGAGTGTGTTGTGTTCATGATGCCATTCCACAGGATGTCCCCCGCCAGCGACTGCACCACGTTCTCGGTGAGTCCACCCGCGTGGGCCGAGATCCGCACCCACTGTGTCTTATCGTTCATGCCCATGTAGGTGAAGTTATCGATGTATATGGGCTTTTCAGGGGTGGACCACGGCGCCTCTTGTGTGCGTATCTCAGGCTTGAAGTAACTGAGTGCGCGTCCGCTTGGTAACCAGATCCTCAGCATCTCATTGTCACGCTCGATGCGTAGTCTGTAGCCCTCGCACTGTAGCCCAGTCTGAGTGACATACTTGACCGCGTCGCTGATCCAATACCAGAACTTCGGGATCTCAGGGTACATGGTTCTGAATGTGTCCACTGCGTTCTTTGCTTGTTCCGTGGTCATGTCCACACCGTACCCCTCGGCGTATGCAATCAACCCTTTCCAGCCCAACATGAAACCACAACCCAGTACCGGCGGCTTACTGAATGACCGCTGTGTTTTGGTGACCTCATCATATGGGATGTTGTAATACTTCGAGGCGAACATCCGATAAGAGTCTTTGCCCTCCCGGAACGTGGCGTCTATCGAAGGGCACATGGCAACCCATCCAAGTATCACAGACTCGATGGATGTTAAGTCACAGATAGCGAACGTGTGGCCCTCACTCGCGCACAGTGCATGTCTGATGGAGCCACCTAGTATCTCGGACACAGAGTCCGGGTACATCATCGCCAGGAACTTAGGGTCGCGGCACTTGATAGCACCCACCACGGTGTCAATGGTCAGGGCAGAGTCACCATATAAAGGTCGCTTTAGATTCTGGAGTTGGATCAATCGCCCACCGACACGGTCTGTGCGTGAGGCACCTTTGTACTGGAACATCCCACGAGCACGACCGTCGTCGCATGTGCCATTGAGTACCGCGCTGTATTTAGAGACAGCCTTGCCCTCCTTCTGGACCCACATCTTGACGTAGGGCTCAGCCTCTGGCGGTAAGGTGCCTTTGTGCAGCAGTGACGCTAGGTAGTCTTTGCCGGTGTTCTCTAGTACGACGCCTGTGTTGTCTTCGATCCACTGGAGGAATGGTCCACGGGTGACTTTGGGGATGCCCATCATGTCAACCATCTTCGCAGTGATGTCGGCCTTCTCCATCTCCCATACACCGATAGCACTCTCAGCGAGCTCGATGTCCATGGGCACGCCACGGTCGTTGATGCGTTGATCGTTGAACCATTGCGCGTAGTCCCATTCATTGATGCGAGGGAACCGCTGGAGCCAGTGCCACAGTTGACGCTCGACGTGGACATCTTGGATGCAGTATTGACAGAACTCTTGCCACTCGTCGGGCTTGTTCTCCCAGTTGTACCAATCGGCTTTGTGATTCTTAGGTGCAGGTGTCGAGAATACATTGATCAGCCGCTTGCCTCGATCGTCTTTCTGATCCAGACCGATGGCCTTGAGTACCTTATCCATCGACCCCGCAAACCCTAGGTAGAACGACTCCACCATCGTACACCGCCATTGTTCTGGTGGGATCTCTATGCCGAGACAGTTGCGTGTGATGAGTCGCTCAAAGGCTGCGTTATACGCGTGCTTGTTGTATGAAGCATCAAGCAGCCCTTGGTGGAGGCGCGGGGGCATAGGTCCCTTGTGCGGCTCCCACAGTGCGACGGGCTCATCATTGAACGCCCAGCCCAGCATCAGTATGCGAGTCGATGGGTGCTCAGCATATTTGTAGGCACCACAGGTTTTGATGTTCAGCTCGGACGCTGTCTCGTAGTCGAGGTGTAGCCTATTCATCTATACCGCCTTACCACAGAGTGGCGTTAAAATTCTGATGTTTTCTTGAATTGATTCTTCAAGTGTGAGTGCGTGAGGCAGCTTTACTCCGTCTTTGTGAGTTACGATTATCCTCCCATCTTCATATCTAGCATTAGTTATTGGGATCTCAATAAATTCAGTTATATCCGACCCCGTGTAACACCTCTCGTAAACCTCAGGGCCAACAGATAGCGCTCCACACGAAATGTCAACAACAGTCCATTTATCTTTGGCGTATATGTAACCAAGTATTGCCCGCATGTCATACCACCTTAGTGTCAAATGATTCAGTGTCTTTGTCATCGCGGAATCTTAAGAACGTGACAGCGTACCTGAATGACCCTGAGTCAAACAATTCTTTATATTTAACCTCGATCAGTCGACCGACATACTGCTCAGGGTTGTCAAACAGTTCCACACGCTTGTCAGCCTTGAACGCAGTGACGTTGCCGTATGCAGTCTCGAACCCACCAAGGATTCCCTTAGGATTCTTATGCTTATCTAGTTGCTCGAACCAGCCCGTGACGAACACATCCGCAGTGGACTCTGGCTTGACTCGATACCACATGTCGTTAGTTCTCAGCACAAGGCCCTCGTATCCTTTGGCCAGTGCTTGCTTGAGGTATATCGAGATCATGAGCGGTGTGGGGTTCTCCACTACCGCGACGTGAAGGCGGGGGTCAACTCGGTGCCTGTTACCCATGAAGTCCTCAAAGTCCAGCGGGTACACCATGTCGGCTGTCAGGCAGCCAGGTACGGGGTCGTGTAACTGCATTGGTGAGTTACTTTTGACGAATGAGCCGGCATACACCTCACAGTCGCCATACACTTTGATCAGGTTCTTGGCGCCGTCACTCAGTGCGATACCCATTCCTGGCGGCACTTTGTTGTTACGGGTGACGAAGCCTTCACGGTTTAGAATCCTGACACCGTCGATCTTGTATGTGATCTCAACGGTTCCCTTGATTTTCTGACCTGAATAGGTCGTCGCTTTTCTGAAGTCTGTCCTGCGTGTCATGGTGTTACTCCCAGTTTCTTTTTAAGTGACACTGTCAGGTGCCGAATACACTCCTCTGTCCCGAAGGCCACAGTGCCACTTAAAAAGGACTCTGCCTTGCGACAGAGCCAAAGGGTCTCTTGAGTTACGCGAACGATGGGCGGATGGCCAGACCTTGATCAATCAACATCTGATCAGTCCAACCGGGTGTCGCCATGTACTGCTCGTATGTCACACCATTGGCTGCTGCCGTCATGACCAGTGCGTTAGGTGCTGCTGGTGCTGCTGGTGCTGCTGGTGCTGGTGCTGCTGGTGCTGCTGGTGCTGCTGGTGCTGCTGGGGCTGCTGGGGCCGCTGGTGCTGGAGCTGCTGGAGCTGCTGGTGTTGGAGCTGCTGGAGCTGCTGGTGTTGGAGCTGCTGGAGCTGCTGGTGTTGGAGCTGCTGGAGCTGCTGGAGCTGGTGCTGCTGGAGCTGCTGGAGCTGCTGGAGCTGCTGGAGCTGCTGGAGCTGCCACTGGTCGAGTGGCCAGACCTTGATCGATCAGCATCTGGTCAGTCCAGCCAGGCGTTGCCATATACTGCTCGTATGTCACACCGTTAGCGGCTGCTGTCATGGTAAGTGGCCCCGCTGCTGGAGCGGCTGCACCGCCTGTCACGCTTGCGAACATCTGCTCTACTGACGGCTTGTTGTCCAGTCGACCCATTGGTGGCTCTTCATTGGTCAGCATCACACCGTTCAACCAGCCACCAATGCCACCGCGACCTTTGGTGTAACCACTGATACCTGCGCTGACGTACACGACTGCACCACTGTGGACTGCGCCGGGGTCAATGATTGGCTGGTGGCCCATGTCCACTACACTCGGCTTGTCATCAGCTTTTGCTGAACAGCTGAACGCATACCAGCCAGAGAAGCGTGGGTCATAGTATTCTTTGCCGTGATATTTAGTATCATATAGGCCGAAGCACTCATCGGTTCCAGTGTAGCCTGATGGGAATGAGTTCAGTTTAGCCGCCTCCACTTCAGCTAGTAAGCCTGCGACTTGTGGGTCGGTCGGTGGTAGCAGTACCACACAACTGAATTTCGCGTCTGTAGCGCCTTTTGCCACTTTAGCGGTGAACAGTGATGGGAATGAGATAATGCCTTTAATTGTAGCCATGGTGTTGATCCTTAAAAGAATGAGATTTCTGGGGTTGCTGGGACGTCAGCAAACATCTGTTTAACAGAGTCTACCTCATTTGTGGTACTTTGTGCAACAGAATGCGCAACTTTTTTCAAAGTAATTTTACCGGCGATCTCGGACACGAAGTCATCTTCGATCTTCTTCTTCTGTGCATCAGTCAGATTACTGGACTTTAACATCGCAGCCACGCTGACAAGTTTCTTAGGGTAGATTTCATCCAGCTTGATGCGACGGCCTTTGAGCATCTTAACGATGTCTTCTTCCGATGCGTTCCACTCACGGGTGCTATTACCAGGGAGCATCGCATAGCCACTGACGTGCTGGCCTTGCTCGATGCGAGTCTGGATCTCACTCTCACACTTATCGAATGCAGCCATCAGTGCGTCTTTGGCACTTAGCAACTCGGACAGCTGCTCGTTTGTCAGCGTTGTGGGGTCGGCGACGACCTTGCTGATGTACTCAAACGCTGAGGCGTCTGACGCGATTACTTCTGTATTACTCATAGTCTTCACCACTTGAATTGATTGTTCTGTAGCAGTCACACAGTGACCGCCCCTTTTAGGATTCGCTTTACACCATTGGCAGTGCTTACCGCTGCGGGTCGGTGCGTCCGGGTTATCAGTTTCTTTTGCGGCTTCGTTCATCTCTGCCAGCCTTTGCATGACTGCCTCGACAGATATGTTGTCGTCAGGTCGCTTGCTGCACTGGTATCTGATGACTGGGTTCGTCTTTGGCTGGATTATCGCCATACGACAATCGAGCACTTTATGGTGTAACCCAATTTTACCGCCGAGATACGAGATCAGCTGAGTGTTATCCTTAGCGTTCACCCATCCGCGACCATCTTTATAGTCAGCTGCTTCGAGGAACCACACGACCCCTTCAGCATCTATCGCTGTGATGGTGATGTCGCATGTGCCCCACCAATCAGTGCGGCCAAATAGTGCGCCTGGGTCAGATGTTGACTCCGACTCGACAGTCACTGTGCAGTGTGGGTACTCGGCTTTTAGCTCGTTGACTCTGCGCTGTATGTAGTCGAGACACATCTGTACTCGATTGATCCGTTCGATGCCCACCAGCCAACCACTGCGTTGATCTGGGTGGTTAGCGCCGATGATTTGCTGATCGTATTGGATCGCGAGTACGTTGTTCTCCATACACATTTCGAGCAGGAGATGGCTGCCTGTCCCATCAATAGCCGCTTCTCCAGCGACATCGACATAGTTAGCTTCCTCACGCACCGAACCAGGGCAGTTCGGCCATCGGTGGTTAGAAGGCCCTAGTCGGGCGTGACCAGCCATTACGCAGAGATCGCTTGTACTGTGGCCAGTAGCTGCTGACCTTGTTCAGAACTGAGTGACGCTACTGATGACACACCCATGTCGGCCATCGCCTTGTCAATACCCTCGCGGGACCCCAGTCGACCAAACTCCACAACTAAAGCCGCGTTCAGTTCTTCAGGAGTCAAGCCGCCTGTTGCTGGAGCTGCTGGAGATGCTGGAGCTGCTGGAGCTGCTGGCGCTGCTGGCGCTGCTGGAGCTGCCGGAGCCGCAGGTACTTCAGCGCGGGTTGCTAGACCTTGTGAGATCAACAGCTCGTCAGTCCACCCCTCCGTCGCCATGTAGGCCTCATATGACACACCAGCGGCAGCGGCTGTCATGACTAAAGGTGCTTTGACGGGAGCGGCAGGTGATGGTTTAGGAGCTGCTGGTTTAGGAGCTGCTGGTTTAGGATCTGCTGGTTTAGGAGCTAGCTTAGCTGCTGGCTTATCTACGGAGTCGGTTTTTAACTCAGGCTGCAACCGGTTAGCTAGGTCGATCAACAGCTCCGCACCACGGACTTCCGTTTTTGAGTGAGATAGCATCACTGAGCCTAGTTGTAGGATTAGATCATTTGACATCGTATAGTTCTCCTAATTGAGATTTCTGTTCTTCAGTTGGGATGATGCGCAGACGCCCATCGTTAAAAGCGGTAATCATTTCACGAAGCATTAACTGGTAGGGTTTACCTGTTACACGCTCCGACTTCTTTTGGAATTTTTCAAGGTCATCCTGTGACATGCGCATTCGCAAGTCACCGTCTAACGTTGTTTTATCGTCGTTGGTAGCCATAGGGGTTCCTCGTTTAGGTGGTGCAATTATAGTGTGACAATTTCGTACAAGTCAACACTTTTGTTTGACAATGTGGGTCATATTATATAAATTGATTTCACACAGCAACAATGCTTAAATTTAAACGCGGCTTATCTCAGACCGATCATCCGAGAGACAGCTCACTCTGACCGGGTTGCCGCAGTCATTAAGGTCAGAAACATTATGAAGGTCAGTATCCATGTCACTAAACATTAGTAATAAAGAATTCATTGACGCTCTTTTCGGTGAAGATGCGCCGTGGTGTCACGTCACAGACTTCCCTCATGATCCTGGTAACATACCCAAAGACCAGCACTTGATCGCGTGGAAGGGGGATTATTTCTCTCGCTATCACATGCGACCTAATACTAATCAGTATTTCACCATTAGCAACTTCTACTGTGATGATGAGCAGCAAGCGCGTCGTCGTAAGGCCCTATTCAGGCATACGCCTGTGATCGTACTGGACGACGTAAAAGAGAAGCTGTCCATGGTTGAGGTGAGTAAGCTGCCCCAGCCGTCGTGGATACTGGAGTCATCAGCTGGATCAGAGCAGTGGGGTTATATATTAGACACTCCCTGTACAGACCGTGGTCGTGTTGAGAACTTGCTCGACGGGCTGGTGGCTAATGGATTAGCGCCTGAGGGTCGCGATCCTGGTATGAAAGGTGTGACCCGTTATGTGCGTCTGCCTGAGGGCATCAACAACAAGGCCAGTAAGCTGGTGAACGGCCAACCTTTTAAATGTCACATCACACACTGGCAACCCTTCAACAGGGTCACCCTCGAACAACTAGCGCAGCCTTTCGATGTCGACCTCGATGCGGCTCGTCGAGAGTCCCGTGTCGATGGGGCTGCTGACGTCTCGGATCACCCGCTGATCAACATCCCCGACATCATTCAAATCAAGGAGGTCCGCAGTGATGGACGTTTTGATATTACTTGCCCGTGGGTTGATGAGCATACTGGTGCTGACGATAGTGGGTCGGCAGTATTTACGAATGCTGACAACTCAATCGGGTTTAAGTGCCATCACGGTGCGTGCCAGCATCGCACTGGGGCTGACCTACTTCGTTTTATCGACAATAAGCAGCCTACGTTTAGCACTAAGCTGAAAAACTGGCAGGTGATGCGTGAGCTGAGTGCTTTCTCTGCACCCTCATTCATGGACCCCATCCCCGCACCGGTTACGGCTCAGGCCATCCAAGAACTTGAGACCCCTGTCCCCGTCGCGCTTGTGAGCTTCCTCGACCCTGTGCCTGTTGCACCCGCAGTGGTTGAGCAGGTTGACCCTGATGCGTTGCGGTTGTTCTGTGACAATCTTCGTCGACAGCTACCAGGTACTAGTGAGCAGCGTGAGATGGCGTCCAAGGTACTGAAGATCACCGATGATCTCCCTAAGATGGAACAGAAGCACTGGCATGAGGTTGTCATCGACATCATGCGCTGGAGTAAGGCCGACTTTAAGGACATCATCGCTGACCTGCGCAAGACTTGGTATGGTGACAAGATCAGCGCGTCAACCTTCTATGATAACGTGGTGTTTGTTAAGGAGTTAAACCAATTTTACGACTGGGACTCTCGCATCTTCTTCAGCACTGAGGCCTTCCAGAACAGTTTCGCTCATGAAGACGCTGAGGCGCGCAAGATTGCCCTGCAAGATGGCCGTGTCAAGAAGGTGGATCGACTCGACTATGCCCCTATGAAACCTCGCGTATTCGTCGAGAAAGGCTGTCGCTATGCGAACACGTGGTGTGAGTCTACTCAGTCGAAAGGTGTCGCGGGTGATCCTAGTCGATGGGTGAACCACTTTGACGCATTAGGCTGGAGTGAGCACCGTAAACACATTGAGCAGTGGATGGCCTTCACGCTGAGACATCCTGACCGCAAGATAAACCACATGCTACTGTTAGGTAGTGGCGAGGGTTGCGGTAAAGACTTCCTATTGTACCCGCTGATCAATGCGATGGGTGAGAACACCGAGACGATCAGTGGTGAGGACCTGCTGTCAGGCTTCAATGACTTCCTGTTATCCACAAAATATTTACACATCAATGAGGCTGAGCTGGGTGACCGTCGTGAGGCGTTGGCCGTTAGTAACAAGCTGAAGCCGCTGGCTGCCGCTCCTCCTGAGACCCTGCGTGTCAACCAGAAAGGGATCAAGGCCATCAAGATACGTAACGTGGTGAACTCCACCATGACAACCAACAGCGTGATGCCTCTGCGGCTGAACGGCCCTAGTCGTCGTTTCTATGCGATATGGTCTGACCTCAACCCTCGTGACAAAAATGACAACATGAAGCGTGAGTGGCTTGACTACTGGCAGGACCGCTGGACTTGGATGAAGAATGGAGGATGGGAGGCCGTCGTCGATCACTTGATGAGAATTGACCTGTCCGACTTCAACCCCGATGCTGCGCCTCCTATGACTGAGTTCTTGCGTGAGATTAAAGAGTCGAGCGCGTCACCGATACAGCAGACTATCGAGCGTTTCATCGAGAAACAACACGGTGCCTTTGCTTGCGATATCCTCACATCAGGTGACATGGCTGACACACTGCGTGCTGGTGCGCTGATGCCTGCTGACATGATGACTGATCCTAAATACTTCACCGACCGACGTGTGGGCATGGTCATGAAGGAGTTAGGTCATTACCCTCAAGTCCGCAGTGGTCACGCCCGTCTATGGGTGCTGCGTAGCGAGGAGAAGTATGCACATCTAACATCAACTGAGCTGTACCATGAGTACGAGCGACAGGTGCGTGAGGCTAAAGGTAACCACACACTGTCAATGTTTAGCGATGTTACTTGATACCTGTGGTACTTTGTGTAACACTTAATACTTAATCAATAGAGGTGACGGATATGCAAGAATTTAGAGAACACGATGGCGAGATCAATCGTGAGTTTTATGAAGCGGCTTTCGAAGAGCAACAGCGGGTCATGCACGAGCATATGGAAGCTCGTATGGGCGTTGCCAAAGAGCGCGGCGCGACCTTGGTGCGTCGTGTTGAGAAACTCGGTCGTAATGACCCATGTCCGTGTGATTCAGGTTTGAAGTACAAGAAGTGTTGTATTAGTAAGGCGGTGAGATTATGGAACGATTAACACAAAAGACGGTCGATGAGACGTTCGTCAGGATCAAAGCGGAGTGGGACGGGCTGGTCGCTGCTAGTGGGCTTGCTGAGCTGGAGTTCATCAGGCAAAACCCTGATGGCGTAGCGACTCATTTCTTGGCTAAGTACCAGTTCTGCAAAGAGACGGTTGAAGAAACCAACCTGGAGATGCCTGTGCTGGTAGAGGGTATCGAGATTACACTGGAGCAGAAAGATGTGGGTTAAGAACTGGTTTGGCTCCTATGAACAATGGCGTCTGCGAACGCCTGAACGGTGGGGGGATCACAGCTTCAAATGGTACGCGGAGGACGTCAACGAGCTACTGCGCACCACCATGCTGGAGTTCTAAATTAGCAAGGTAACAATCGAGCCGACATCTTTGTCGGCTTTTTTGTGTTTAACACTTGACTTGTGGAACAATGTGGCACTATACTGCGTTTACAGTAATTAATTAGGAGACGGAACGTGTTAAACGGTACTTATGTAAATCTTGAGGGCAGCTTGACCGAGAGTGTATTGCGAGCGATCCAATGCACCACGGATTTATTCCTTAATCAGTCGGTGGATACTCTGAAGGAGTCAGGTCACCGTTGCCTTTGTGTATCAGATGTCGGCTCTGCTTACACAAGTGACAGCGGCAAGTACTTGAAGCTTGTCGCGCTAGGTGACGTCATCGGCATCCCTCTAGTAGACGCACTGAACGCGGGCGCTACTTACTACTTTCATGGTGACCCTCTCCCTAACGTTGTGGGTAGGTTGTTCTATTCTGATGGGGCTTTTACCGATGGCAATATCAGAGATGAGGTGGGGGTTACTCGCTCAGGTAGGCTCGTGGCGTATAGAGTCTCGACAGCACCAGTTTGTGAGTCGCGAGATGGGGTGGATATCGAGTCCACCATCTTGGTGGCTAAGGTTGGTTTCTTGAGTATGTCGGTAGATGAGTTTCGTATGATGAAGGAGATTAAGTCCGACCTCACAAAACTGAAGGCTAAAGAGTCGAACCTCCCTTACTTAAAAGGCTTGATAGAGGAGTTAGGTCTATGAAGGCTTTAATCACGGTGACGGGTGACGCAGGCGGTGGCATCCTATTCCCGCACATTGACCAGAAGTACACTCGTAAAGGCTTCATCAGTTTGGTTGACATGTACCTCGATGGCATCAGTAATCCTCTGGACTATGGTGACTGCACCAATTGGAAGCTGATCGGTGCCTTCGTATCAGAGCCCGATAACAAACTGGTGGTCAGGTTTGACTACCGGTGGCAGAGTCACCAGCTGGAGTGCAACGTGCCTATCGAGGTTGTGTACATGCGTGGCTGGATCGAGTCCGCATGGCACTGGCTGTGGAAGTGATACAGGAGACAGCGGCGTGGGTCGCAGTGATCTCCCTCTTCTTTCGATCTAAGAAATACGACAATCGATCAGTGGACTTTGTCACTATGATGGCAGTGGCTACTGTGTTTATAACTGCAATGATTAGGAGTTAACCATGGGTAACGAAAAGTATTATGACTATTACATGACTGACGCGGAGACACGTCAGCAGCTTAGCGAAGAGTACAACCGCACAGTTGCTGACGAGCGTGATGCCCTGTTAAAGCAGTTGGCTGCTGACACTGGCTGCATCGCGTGGCGTTTCTTCAGCTCGTTGGGGGCTGGTGACTACATCGGTGACCTAGTGTATCCGATTGATCACGAGATCGTCGGCATGAAGCACATCAAAACGGTCGACACTCAGTGGCACGAGAAGCAGAAGGTCGCATGTGTTCGTGGTAAGCGGAACAGTAAGGTGGGTAACGCTTTCAACGTACCCATCGACGAGTGCAACAAGAAGCTAAAGACGCTCCCGAAGTACACGCAGTGGTTGATTCAGAAACTGGGTGTCATGCGCACGGGCCTCGGTGGTCCTAGTCCTCGTGGGTTCGGGACTTCGATGCTTCAGACATACGGCGGTCACGCTGCTGGTGTGATTGTGGTGGCTATACCTAATGACAAGAGTGAGCGGCACGGGGAGATTGAGATCCCTGATTGCCTGACACAGATCACCTATGGCGAATTTTATGATATGACGGAGAGCGACGATGGAGATTGAATTCTATTACAAATCAAGTGGCACAGCGGTCCTACCTGGTGAGGCTGAGTATGCCGTTCTACACGGTGAGGTGTTCGTGTATAACGAGGGTATCCTTGAGGAAGCGGTCAGCGTGGGCTGGCGTGTGCCTGCTTACGATGCTGCTTACACTGAAGCGCGTGACCTTGCGACTGTGTTACACCGTGTCCACTACAGCACCGAGTCACCAAACTTTGCGCTGTGTGATAGTGCTGCCGGTATCATCACACAGATTGATAACATGGTGTCAGGCTTGAGGCGGTGTGACGAGCTGGAGGAGCAGATCGCTCGTCTGCGTGTCATCATAGAAGAGCGTGAGGCGACTATCGATTCCCTTGATCCTGTGATTGGCGCCTCTGGCGAGTGGAGAGATTAGTATGACTAACACAACCGCATTGGGTAAAGCGCTGTTCAATTCCATTAGGAACTTCAGTAATGTGCGCCCGTTCAAACAGTTCAAGGTGACCATCTACGTGCATCAGCGGTTCCTCTTCGCAATGTATAATGAAGGACTCTACCCGAGTGACTCAGATACTTTCGAAGGGCATCCCGTGTACCTGGTGACTGACGAGCGTCATCCTAATTTTAAAATAGTAATAGAGGAGAAATAGATATGATTATGTTTATTTTAGGGGATGGGCGTACTGCGGAGTCTCGTCGTGTGGCGAACGCAATCGGTGGCTCTTATGAACGTCTCACTCACGTCGAGTTACTGGATGACTTCACTCGGGGTCGTGTGTTATCAAAGCGACCCTCTACCCTGATCGTGGATGCGTCCCTAGCTGGGGTGTCAACTACTCGGGAGCTGGGCGAGTGGCTGCGTCACGTGGTCCGTTATGGCAAGGTGCATGGTGTGCTTAAAGGTCAACCGGTGTTCACCATTGATACGCCGAACATCATCGTGACGGGTGACAGCGTTACTCAGTTACTCGACCTCAGAGCTAAACAGCCTTACGCGCCGATCATCAACATGGGTCCTGGTTACGTTGACACACGCATCAGGGTTATAGGAGTACCTGATGCTCGTACACGCCATCTACGTCCTATAGACCCTGTAGATGTAGCGGTACTCGCACGCATGGGTGTGGATCAGTTCTCTAAGATGTACCAATGTAATTGGGTCGACACGCCTTCCAGTGTGGATCGCGACAAGCTGTTCCATGATCCGTCTGTCAAACTCCTTACTGATGAGTATCGGATGCTAGTCCCGGCCGCAGAAGCTGCGCTCAGTGACTTATCCGGCCTATTACGAGACCAGAGATGCGACCCAGATGACGGGTCATTCAAGTACGATGGTCAGTCTGCTCACGAGCTGCAAGCCATTCTTGACAAGGTGAAGTCTGATGCGGTTCCCGACGCCTAAGAAGTCGTACAGTGCGAGGCTGGTGGGTGTGTGGCAGAAGCGTCGTGAGCGTGGTGACTCGTGTGCCGCCATCGGCAAGGACTACGGACTGTCTGCCCATGTGATCCGTGTCAACACCAGTCTCGAACGTAAGCTGGTGACAGCGAGCGACGTGGTGCGCTGGCAGGATCGTCGTGATGAAGGTGAGTCGTGTGCCTCCATCGCGAAGTCGGATGGTTTCTCGTCCGAGATTGTGAGACGCTACACGGATGGGCCTGTTGTACCTGATGATGCAGTGCCTCTGTATAAAGTGCGACACGTGAAAGATTTTACAAAGGAATTCCCAATAACAGTCAACGGCGTGGTCGTTGGCTACTTTAAACCAAAAGGTGATGATAATGGACTTTAATGAATTAGCGAAAGAAATCTATGCACAAAATAAAGCAGTCGGCTGGTGGGACAACCCTGACCGCTGTAAGTTAGAAGCGTTGCAACTGGTTAGCACTGAGATCGCTGAGGCGACTGAAGCGGAGCGCAAGGATCTGATGGATGATCACCTGCCTCATCGTAAAGGTGGTGAGGTGGAGCTAGCTGATGCCTTGATCCGTGTGCTCGACATGGCGGGTGCTTATGGTTGGGGGCACATTGACACTGACACGGCTGTCGAAGAGTTTAACCGTGACTTCGGCGAGGCCACCATTGGTACTAAGCACTTCACGCTCACCATGCTGACGTCGTTACTGGGTACCGTGCTGGATGACTCTGTCGACGAGGTTGATTTGTATTACAGTATACTGGTGGACGTGATATGTCGAGTAGCGGAGATGCAGGGCTACGACATCGAGTCTGCTATGAGAGAGAAGCTGGTGTATAACGCTCAACGGGCTGATCATAAGCGGGGGAACAGAGCTAAAGAGGGCGGTAAGAAGTTCTAAAACATTGATACTGAGTTGCAAAGGGTCGCTTTCGAGCGGCCTTTTTTGTTTGTGTCATCGTTGTGTCATCGTTGTGTCATGTCGTGAATAATGTTGATGTTGATACTGTGTGTCACAGATACTGTGTGTCGAATACTGCAAATGACACGGATACTGCGCAGTGAGACTGCGGATGCAGTGTGACTGTGTTGCTGATACTGCATGTGTTGCTGATACTGCGGAAATCGATGACACAACGATGACACAACGGGCCTTTTGTGTCATGACTTAACCTCTTGATTTATAAGAAGAAAGTGCAAATCGATGACACAACGAAAAAGTTTGTGTCATCACTTAAACCTATGATTTATATAAGGAAATCAGGGATCGATGACACAACTCTTCTTTTTGGAGGAGCTCAAAGTTATAATTTCGAAGATACGTGAAATCAATAGGTTTGCGTTGGTGGAGTTCTGTCATGCGTCATGCGTCATGTCGCGGATACTGCATGATATTTGTCGCGAATACTGCATTACCACACTGTCAGCGTATGGTGTATCATCTGAGTATTGGACTAACACTGTGTGAGAATCGAAATGAGAAGAGTGACGCTTTTAGACGAGTTAAAACTGCCACCTAAAGAGGCCAACTTTGTGGTGGAGTACGTGAAGGACTTTGCACCGCGCCGAGCAGCGGAGGCATCTGGTTACGCAGCGGACACAGGCTACTCTCTGCTACAGAAGCCAGAGATAACCAATGCAATAGAGTACATCATCCAGCAGAGGCTTGAGGTCAACATGATTGATGCTGACTGGTTACTGGGTGAGATGGTGGACAACCACCTTATAGCAAGGCAGCACGGCAACATCACAGCCAGCAACACAGCCCTTAACATGGTGGGCAAGCACAAGCGCATTGACGCCTTCGCTGCTGACAAGATAAAGGTCACCACTGACGCTGATGTCATTGATAGGCTAGCGGCTGCGAGGCGGCGTATGAGAAAGCCTGACGAGGATGACGAGCCGAGTTTCATGTGATAGGCTTCAGTCTGCCCGCTCCACCTTGGAAGCAATGACAGCACGTCACCCTGTCGGTGCGTGGTGGAGTGGGCCCATTTACTTGGTGACGAGTATGGTGACGCATGTCTGATATCGATATTCAACTCGCTGACGAGGTCAGCAAATACTACGATGACCCTCTCGGCTTCGTCATGATGGCGTTCGAGTGGGGCGAGCCTGGTACACCGCTGCAAGGCTTCGATGGCCCTGATGCGTGGCAGATAGACATCCTCAATACTATCGGCGGCGCAGTTAAGTCACGAGCGTTCAATGGGGTTGATCCCGTTGACCCTGTACAGGTTGCTGTGTCATCAGGCCACGGTATCGGTAAATCAGCACTATCTGCGTGGCTGATCCTGTGGATCATGTCAACACGACCAAATTCCAAAGGCGTGGTCACCGCTAACACGGGGGATCAGCTCAAGACTAAAACCATGTCCGAAGTGTCTAAGTGGCGCAGTCGCTGCATAACAGGGCACTGGTTCAACATGAACGCGATGAGCATCGTACACAGAGCCTACCCCGACTCGTGGCGGGTAGATGCACAGACATGTCGAGAAGAGAACTCTGAAGCATTCGCAGGCCTACACGCAGCAGACTCCACACCGTGGTATTTATTCGACGAAGCGTCAGCCATCCCTGAGAGGATATGGGAAGTAGCTAAGGGTGGTCTGACTGATGGTGAGCCGATGCACATATGTTTCGGCAACCCAACGCGGAACAGTGGGTCATTTTATGAGTGTTTCAGGAAGAACAGTCATCGATGGATCACCAGACAGATAGACAGTCGTACAGCCAAGATGACAAACAAGCGACTGATTCAGACATGGATCGAGGACTTCGGAGAAGACAGTGACTTCGTCAAGGTGCGTGTGCGAGGCATGTTCCCTCATGGCGGCGATATGCAGTTCATACCGAGTGACGTGGTGTATGATGCTATGCGACGTGGATCAGGAGCATACCTTGGTGATGATCCGTTGATATGTGGCATCGACATGGCACGCGGCGGTGATGATAACTGCATGATCCAATTCAGACGAGGTAAGGACGCCAAGTCAGAGAAGGTGTACAAGATACCTGGTGAGAAGTCACGTGATTCGATGAAGGTTGTGTCGCTTCTCACCATGATACTGGATAGGCACCTACCTGATGTCACGTTCATGGACAAGGGGTCGATGGGTGGGCCTGTTGCGGATAGGCTCAGGCAGCTCGGATACCACGTCATAGATGTTGGTTTCGGTGACAATGCAGCGGACGTCAAGCACTTCAAGAGTCGCACAGCGGAGATGGGGTCGCACTGTCGACAATGGCTACTCGATGGGGGAGCAATCCCCAATGATCCGCAGCTTGAGACAGAACTGACATCACGTGAGTTCGGACACAATGACAAGGACCAGCTCGTACTTGAACGCAAGAAGGACATGAAGAAACGACTAGGTGTATCTCCTGACTGGGCAGATGCGTTGTATTTGACATTCGCGGAGCCTGTGCCAAAGAGGGAGACACCACGCGGCCATCTGGACCACAGCCCCCATGTGCGCAATAGAGAGCGGAAGGACTACAACCCACTTGACAGCATGGACTCGGATGAGTACACATAGGGCATTAATATGCTATCATTCGATTAAATGACAATAGGAGATAATACCATGTGTGGAGGCTCACCATCGGCACCGCCACCGCCACCAGTGGCATCAGAAGCACCAGTGGCACCTGAAACAGCGACAGCATCGGAGTCGGAAGCCGACAGGGATAGACGTCGCCGTGCATCAGCAGCAGGGCAGGCTGGTGGCAGGAGCACCATACTGACAGGCCCACGAGGTGTAACAGACAGTACGGCTGCAACTACAACTAAGACTCTCTTAGGGGATTAACATGCCTACAGGTATCGCTAACCTCGACACGACCCAATACGTCAAGATCAACCAAGGGCTGAACCCCATGATCCTGCAATCGAATAGGGATCAGGTCAGGGTAGCACTGTCGGAAGTCAAACCTGCAAAAGGGAACACAGCGTTCCACCAGTTGTGTGGCGGTGATGCACCTCTGTACCTGAGAACCATAGACACTAATGTGTGGGCGATTGCGTTGACAGAGAGTGCGTCGTTGACGGTCACCGAGTTCACTGGGGGAGAGTCGGGTGAGAACCCCGTCGACACACTCCAAGAGTTCGCGGTGTTGATGCTCGAACAGCTCAGTTTGGTGACATCGAACCAGCGTGATACCCTTAGACAAATGGAGATGCTCAATCTTAGGATAGAGGAAGCATTCGAAACTGATATAGATGAGGTATATTTAAATGTCCCATGTGATTAAGTCAGGACGATCAGGCAACACGGCAGACGTCGATGGCGAAGGTAGACTATTGACGAAGTCGGTGTCAGAAGACATCAGCGTCGATAGCGCCCTCAAAGGGCAGGCGTTCTTCCTAACGTCAGGCGTGATCGAACTCACGTCAGACACGGAGTCCCAACTGATCTACGTCAAGAACAATGACACAGTTGACTGGGTACTGCGTGACTTCAACACAGTGGTGAATCAATCAGTAGGTGCCCCGGATATTGAGATCATGACACGGTTCACCATAAACCCTACCAGCGGCTCGATACTGAGTGGACCCGACTCCATACCTGCGAACCTTAACCTCGGTGACTCTAAGTCACTAGCGGGGATCTTCAAGACAGGTAGCGAGGGATCAACTGTCTCGGGCGGCATTAGTGTGCCACAGAACATGTACCTACCTAACCGAAACAACCCCGCAGCGTCAGCAAACCCGATTATATTAGCGCCGGGCACCAGTTTCGCTTTTTCCATTGAACCAGCAACAAGTAACACATCGGTGAAGGTTGTATTCAATGCCACCGTGTACCGTGATATGACAGGGGCGTGATATGAAGATAACAGGACCGAACGGTCGAGTTGTAGAGGTTGACCTAGAGAACAGACTACTTGTCAACGCAGTATCTGTGACCGAAGACAAACACCTTAATACCGAGTCAAAGTATTGGTCAGTCTACGCAAGTGAGACCACGCCAGGCACTAACGACTATTTCTTCTATCTAAAAAACAATGGCCTCAAAGACCTGTACCTCACAGATGTACGAATCAGCAGCAGCGTCAACCTGAATACGATGTACTATGAGCAGGTATCAGGATTGGCCGCAGGCGGCAGTGACGCACAAGTGACAAGCAGAAACATAGGCTCCCCTAGACAGATCGGCGGCGATGTGCTCAGTGGCAGCAACATCACAGGACTCACACCGCTGGGCGTGTTGTTTTTCCAGAAGTGCGATGTGCTCAGTCGCGGGTATCACCTAAGAACTAGCAGCAACATCATCATACCGCAGGGACAGGCAATAGCATTCAGGTCAGCACTTGCGGCACAGATTGAGATGGTCGTGTCTATCTCTGAGGCAGAGTGATGTCAACTCCTACAGTCATTAAGGATCACAAAACAGGCCAAGCGGCAAGGGTGACTGAGTACGGGCAGCTGGTAGTTGCGCCACTCGCATATAGCACACCCGTCGAGGTCACTATGTCGGCAGCAGGTACGATCTACAACTTCATAGAGCCTTCTGCGGGACAGAGTGTCGTGATCACGGATATCGTCGTCAGTGCGGATAAAAGTGTCAGTTCTACAACACCAGCTGAGATAAATATCTATGAAGCGGATGCGCCCGACGGGCCGGTGTCAGTAGCGAACATCGTCACACCGCAACTGGTGAGATCGGACAACTTCATACTGACGGGATTGAATCTACTGGTGCCAGAAGGGTTGTGGGTCAACGCGACCACCGATGACGCCACCATAAAATTGACAATCATGTTTTACAGAGTACCAGTTGAGGTGAACGCATAATGCCGACCATACAGAGTTATAATAAAAGGCTTGAAGCACTCAGGTCGGAGCGCTCGTCATTCATACCTCTGTGGCGTGAGCTGTCGGATTACCACCTAGCGCATCGAGGCAGGTTCCTCACGTCTGACCGCAACAAAGGCTACAAGCGCAACACTAAGCAGATTAACAACACGTCACGCCTATCGTCGCGCACACTGGCGTCGGGCATGATGTCTGGCATCACATCACCTGCGAGACCTTGGTTTAGGCTATCGAGCGGTGACAGTGGGCTGGATGATGCTCAAGCAGTGAAGCAATGGCTGCATGATGTTCAGGACATCATGTACAAGGTGTTCTCTCAATCGAATACGTACAACTCACTCCACCAGCTGTACTCTGAGCTGGGAGTGTTCGGTACCGCTGCGATGGGAGTGTATCAAGACTTTGATAACGTCATCTGGTGCAAACCCTACACTGTTGGCAGCTACATGATGGCACTGAACAGTAAAGATGTAAGCGACACGTTTTACCGTGAGTACGAGATCAGTGTCGCTCAGTGCATCAAGCAGTTTGGTGAGGAGAACGTCAGCCAGTCTGTGAAAGAGCAGTGGGAGAAGGGCAACAGTGAGGCGTGGGTCAAAGTAGTCCATGCAATTGAGCCTAACGATGACCGTGATGGAAACAGCCCACTGGCGAAGGACAAGCGCTGGCGAAGTGTCTACTATGAAGCGAAGAACGGCACGAAGGAGGGGACTGAGAAGTTTCTGCGTGAATCGGGTTTCGATGACTATCCGATACTGGGTCCACGTTGGGATGTTACGGCAGAGGACGTGTATGCGTCAGATTGCCCAGGCATCACCGCGTTGGGCGACACCAAAGCGTTGCAATTGGCTGAACGTCGTAAGTACCAAGCCCTAGACAAGATCGTCAGCCCACCACTCCAAGGCCCATCAGCCCTGAAGAACAAACTTAATGGGGGCGCAGTAGGCGCTAACGATGTCATATGGCACGACGCAAACGGCGAAGGCCTGCGCAGCATCTATGACTATCGACCGGATATAAACGCCATTAAAGGCGAGATCATGGACACTGAGAGACGCGTACAGAGAGCGTTCTATGAAGACCTTTTCTTGATGCTCGCACAGACAGACCGTCGACAGATCACAGCGCGTGAAGTGGCAGAGAAACATGAGGAGAAGCTCCTTATGCTAGGACCTGTCCTTGAACGTCTTCATAACGAGCTACTGGACCCATTGATCGATAGAACATTCAACATCTTACAAGCTAACGGGGTGCTGCCCGTACCACCACCTGAGCTACAGAACAAAGACTTGAACGTCGAGTATGTATCAGTGCTAGCACAAGCACAGCGGTTAGTCGCCACTGGTGCAGTCGACAGGTTGACCGCGTTTGTGGGTCAAGCTGCTCAGATATGGCCTGAAGCACGTCACAAAGTAAACATCAACCGTGGAGTTGATGAATACGCGGAATCACTCGGTGTAGACCCGTCAATGGTTCGCAGTGATAGTGAGGTCGAGGCACTCATGCAGGCGGACGCGCTACGAGCTCAGCAGGCACAGGCGATGGCTACGGCACAGCAAGGGGTCGACATGGCTAAGACAGCGTCAGACACTAATATGAGCGAAGACAACGCACTCGGGGCTGTCATGCAAAGAGCGGGGATAGGGTAGTGGGTGACGTCAATGAAGCGCGTGAGTTGGAAATACATGCCATTCGTAATATAATGAAAACTGAGAACGGCAGAGACTTTATGTGGCGATGCTTGGAGAACTGCGGTACATTTAACGGTACATTCGACGCAGACACTCACCAGCACGCTTTCAACGCTGGTAAGAGGAGCCACGGGTTGTGGCTCGATGCAGAGCTGCGAGAGACTGCTACCAATGATTATTATAAGATGATAAAGGAACACTGTGATGGGTGACGTAACCGGTGTACAAACAGAAGCGGAAAGCACTGAAACCGTGCTGACAGCAACTGATAACACAGATTCTACTGCGGCGACTGATTCAGGTGCCGTGGCTGAAACCACCAGCGACACTGATGTGACAAGCATCGATGACGCTGGTGTACAGACTGATGCAAGTAGTCAGACAACTCCTGACACCTATGCCGACTTTGCTATGCCAGAAGGGGTCACCGTTGACTCTGCCTTGCTGACTGAGGCGACGCCACTCTTCAAAGAGTTGGGTCTCTCTCAGGATCAAGCGCAGAAGCTCGTGGACTTCCAAGCGAAGCAAGTCCAGGCGGGTTCAGCGAGACAGGTTGACACTTTCAATCAGTTGATGAACGACTGGCAAGAACTGTCAAAAAATGACAAAGAGTTCGGCGGCGACAAATTCGAAGAAAGTGTCGGTGTCGCTCGTGCTGCAATTGACAAGTTCGGAACGCCAGAACTGAAGCAACTGCTGGAAGAACACGGTGTGGGCAACCACCCTGAAGTCATCCGGTTACTGGTTAAGGTTGGGCGATTGACGTCTGAAGACGTACCTGGTTCGCAAACAGCACCGTCGTCTAAGGCGCAGGATCGCGTATCACTACTTTACCCAACGACATAACGCCTAACTAATTTTGAGGTGAAACATGGCTACTATAGGAAACAGTTTTGTCGACTTAATCGACATCTACAAGTCACAGGATGGGATGGGCAATTACGTCCCAGTCATCGAGATGCTGATGGAAATGAATCCGATTCTGGACGATGCCATCGCCGTCGAGTGTAACAAAGGTACAACTCACCTACACACAGTGCGTGCGGGTCTCCCTGACGTGACGTGGGGTAAGCTGTATCAAGGTATCCCTAACAGCAAAGGTAAGACATCGCAGGTGGAAGACACCACAGGTTTTGTCGAAGGTCTCAGCACGGTAGACAAGCGCTTGTTGGACCTGTCCTCTAATGAGGGCGCTGTGCGATTATCTGAAGCACAGGCATACCTTGAGTCGATGGCACAGGAAGTAGCAACCAAAGTGTTCTACGGTAACTCAGCCACTGACCCTGAAGAGTTCATGGGCCTGGCTCCTCGCTTCAATGACCTGTCAGCAGCAAACGGTGGTCAGATCATCGATGCAGGCGGTACTGGTGCGGATAACACGTCGATCTGGTTCGTAACATGGGGCGATAACCAATGTAACCTCATCTACCCTAAAGGCACTCAAGCGGGTGTTCAGCGTGAAGATATGGGCGAGCAACGTGTGTTAGACGGCAGTGGTAACGCATACTACGCTAAGGAAGAAAAATTCACCTGGCACGTAGGCATGGCAGTTAAAGACTGGCGTTATGTGTCACGCATCGCGAACATCGATGTCAGTGATCTAGCAGCAGGTACAGTGAAGCTGTATGACTTCATGCGCAAAGCCTACTACAAGCTTCAGAACCGTCGAGTTGCTGGTGGCAAGATGGCGATCTACTGCAACCGTGAAGTGCTTGAAGCGCTGGACGCACTGGCAACTAACGCGGGGGCATCCGACAGCTTCGTTCGATTGAAGCCGATGGAGATCGAAGGTAAGGAAGTATTGACTTACCGTGGCATCCCTATCCGTGAGTCTGACTCTGTCATTAACACTGAAGCGCGAGTGGTTTAACCCACTCGATAATCCATTAGATTAGGAGATCCATCATGATCTTTTCAGCACAACAAACATTCTCAGATGATCAAGCGATCACGGCGAGTGCGGACTCCACCAATGTGATCGACCTCGGTGTACCTGGTACACCATTCGGAGCGGTCGCACCCTTGAATCGTGATGTGGGTAAGGGGAACAAGATTCCGATCCTGATCCAAGTCACTGAAGCATTCAATAACCTGACCAGTTTAGAGTTCAAGATCTCGACTGGTGCCACAACTGCATTAGGTACGACTGTCATCAGTAAAGTGATTTTACTCGCGGACTTAACGGAGGGATATCAATTTCCCGTCGAAGTGTTGCCGAACGAGATCACTGAGCGATACCTCGGCATAGAGTACGTAGTAGTGGGGACCGCACCGACGCTAGGCAAGGTTACCGCAGGTATTACCATGGGCAACCAGACAAACGTCACCGGTGCTTAATTGATGAATTTATGGTGGGGCACGGCCCCACCTTTGTCGGAGTAACGATATGCCAAGCTATAAAGTAGTCGGTAAAGGGTTCCACGGCGGTAAGATGTACGACCCAAAAGGTAAACGCCGAGAACTACATACAGACAAACCCTTCCCGTCGAAGGGCGGTAAAGAGAACGTACCTTCGTGGCTTGAGGCGGCTGAGGAGTTGACACCTCAACAGGTTTCTGCTCGTAAAGCAGCCGCAACGAGAGCCGCCAACGCAGCCCAGAAAAAAGCCGAAGAAGACCAGAAAGCGATCACGGAAGCGTCGTTCCTTGGTGAAGGCGAAGTCGCTAACACTAGTGCTGTTGAAACCCTATAGAGGTGACCCATGCCTGAAGATCAAGTTAAGATCAAAAAAGAAACTCATGAGTCTGACGACATGGTTCGCAGTTCCGACGATGGATACTACCCTTATGGGACCAGCCTAGACTTCGACGATGATATGATCGAAGAGTTGGGAGCTGAGAACCTTGCAGTAGGAGACGTCGTCGAAGTCAGGGCGTTCGCGTTTGTGAATCGAAAATCGGAGCACACCAGCACCGATCACAGCAGCAAGTCACTGGGTTTACAGCTGACGTCGGTGAAGCTGAGCAGAGAGACGGGCGACCGTGTTGAGCAGCTTTATGGCCCTAACTCGTAGCGAGGTGACACATGGCTTCTGATGTCGAGATATGCAACTTTGCCCTAAGTAACATCCGCGCTGGTAGTATCAACTCATTCAATGAGAACAGTGTACAGGCTCAAGTGTGTAAGCTTAAATACAACATACTACGGGATCGATGTCTGCGGGAAATACCGTGGCAGTTCAACCACATGATAAAGCCCCTCGCATCGGTGACAGCAGACGTGTTTAACTGGGCGTATACGTACTCGTACCCGGTTGATTGTCTGAAGATTCGCAGGCTCATAGGTTCTTACGAAGAAATCCCCGCTGGAAGTGCGGACGTAGCGTCGAGGCTGTTGGACAGCCGCGTCCTGCCTGTGAGAGGTTTTCGCCAACAGATACCTTACGAAGTGTTCAACGTAGACGGTGTGAAGCTGATAGGGTCTGATCAACCTGACCTACGTATAGACTTCGCAGGCAAGATTACAGACCCAAACTTGTTCAGCGATGACTTCATCATGGCGTTGTCACATCTGATATCGTCAGAGGTAGCCATACCAATTGTGGGAGCCGAACTGGGTAGAGCCTTGAGAAACGACTCTCTGCAATTATATAAGCAATATCTGGCATCAGCGCTTGCATCAGATATGAATGACCAATACCTTGAAGCGAGAGAAAGCGACTTTGTCACAACTAGGAATTAGGCCATGCCACAAACCATTCAACGTAGTTTCACAGCAGGGGAGATAACACCAGCCCTTCAGTCTCGCGCAGACCTCACCAGTTACGCCAATGGACTCAACCTGTGTAAGAACTTTTTTGTAAGAGCGCAAGGGGGAGCGTACTCCAGACCAGGACTCCGATTCATTGGTGCGCTCAAGGACTCCACAAAGAGAGGCAGATTAATACCCTTCAGTTTCAACACAGAACAGACATACATGCTGGTATTTGAACACCTCAAAGTGCGAGTTATCAAAGACGGCGGCTTTGTACTAGCAGGCGGTGGGCCTTCAATATTCGAACTCGCCACACCTTACACTGAGGCACAGCTATCACGTCTCGTTTTCACACAGAGCGCGGACGTCATGACCATCGTCCACCCAGAACATGACCCCTCGAACCTCAGCCGCTTAGCAGACGACAACTGGACCCTCACCGCGGTGGACTACTCACCGAGTGTCGAGACACCGGTGTTCAGTGCAGGCTCCACAGTGAGAGCCATCACGGGTGTGTCGCAATCAAACCCTGCGGTCGTGACGGCAGTAGGGCACGGATTTGTAACAGGCAATCTGATCGCCATTGATGCCGTCGTAGGAATGACCGAACTGAATGGTCGCACGTTCACTGTCACGTTCCTGTCGGCGAACACATTCCAGCTTGATGGAGAAGACTCGTCAGGCCACAGTGCCTACGTTTCGGGCGGTACAGCTAGCCGACAGAATGGTGCTACCACGATCGGCAGCGGTTTCGGTGACTTTAATAAAACCTACACATATGTGGTGACCGCCGTGGACGCCGCAGGCATAGAGTCCCTAGCATCAGCAGAGACTGGTATTATTACTAAATCCCTTTCGCAGACAGGCGGCATACGTCTCGCATGGGACGCTGTGGCTGAGGCTGAGTATTACCGAGTTTACAAAGACCCTTCTGTGGGGACTGCCATATACGGGTGGATAGGTGACTCAAATAACAACTCATTCGATGACTATAACATCGCGCCGATAACCAGTGATGCGCCACCAATAGACAGGCAACCTTTCACAGGAGTAGGCAACAAACCCTCAGCCGTGACGTACTATCAACAGCGTCAAGTGTTCGCTAACACGATAAATGAGCCACAAGCAGCCTACACCACACAAACTAACAACTTTAAATCTCTGCGCACGTCTAACCCTGCCAGAGACGACGACGCTGTGACCTTCACAATCGCAGCGCAGCAAGTAAACGAGATCCGGCATTTGCTAGCCTTGGACTCGCTGATACTGTTGACGTCTGGCGGGGAGTGGATCGTGACCGAGGGACAGAATCGTGTACTAACACCGTCGACCATTGGAGTGCGAATACAGTCATATAACGGGTGCTCAATCGTACCGCCTGTTGTGATCAACAGTACCGCGCTGTTTCTCCAAGAAAAAGGGGCGAGAGTGCGAGACTTAGGGTATGAGTTCAACAGTGATAAGTACACAGGGACTGACCTGTCGATCATGTCGGAGCACCTATTCGAGGGTAAACAGGTTACGGCGATGGCTTACGCGGCAGAGCCCTACAATGTCGTCTGGTGTGTCAGAGACGATGGCATCCTCCTTGGACTAACGTACCAAAGGGAGCAGGGTGTTGTCGGCTGGCATCAACACGACACTAAAGGGGTATTCGAGTCGGTAGCGACGATCAATGAGGATGGTCGTGACGCAGTGTATGTGATTGTTAAGCGCAACGTCAACGGCATGGATGTACGCTACGTCGAGAGGTTGGAGAAGAGGGAGTCTACTCTCGCCGAAGATTGTTTCTACTTAGACTCTGGCCTATCATATGATGGTACACCAGCCACTATCATCAGTGGCCTCGATCACCTTGAAGGATTGACAGTGTCGATCCTAACAGATGGGTACACCATACCCGACCAAGTCGTTGCGTCAGGTACCATAACACTCCCACGGGCGGCATCCAAAGTCCACGTAGGACTGAGCTACACACCCACCATAGAAACCCTAGACTTAGACAGAGTGTCGTCGGTGGACACCCTGAAAGCGCAGTCGGTGTCAGTGTCTAAAGTCACGTTAGAGGTGGAGAGTTCGCGAGGAGGGTTCGTAGGGCCTCGCAAAGACAATGGGGACTACCCCATCATGAGCGAGATTAAACCTAGATACGACTCAGATAATTACGACGTCTTGGCTTTGAAGACGTTTAAGTCGGACGTGTTCATCGAGCCTCAGTGGTCGAAGGGCGGCGGTGTTAGGATCGAACAGCGTGCGCCACTCCCTATGGCTATACTCTCAGTGATCCCTCAAGTAGATGTAGGAGGTAACTGATGATCGAATGGGTAAAGCCTACGCAGGATCTGGTTGAGTCCATAGCCATGGACATGCGACAGGCGGACATTGATGAGGTGTGGGCATCGAACCACCACCAACCACTGGAGTCGCTGGAGAAGGGTTGGGGTGTGTCTGACCTCGTGACGGTGGCCGTGTACGAAGGGGAGCCACTGGTGATGATTGGTCTCGTTAAGAGGGACGTACTGACAGGCAGTGGTGTCGTGTGGATGCTGGGTGCTAACAGAGCACTGAAGCACAAGAAAGAATTCTTTAAACAGACAAAACCTATTATTGATGAGATGCTGACTGTATGCCCTCGTTTGTGTAACATGGTGCATAGTAAGAACACAAGCAGCATCATGTGGCTGAAGTGGTTAGGGTTCACTATAGAAGAGCCCACACCGCACGGACCTGATGGTGAGCTTTTCCACCGATTCCATTTAGAGAGGTCACGTTAATGTGCGAACCTACTACAATTTTGGCTGTGACAGCAGTAGCATCCGCCGCTTTTACGGCACAGCAACAGCGTAAACAGGGTCAATTCCAAAAGGCTACCGCAGAGTACAATGCCCGAGTGGCAGAGAATGAGGCGGAAGATGTTAGAAGCGTGGGTGTTGAGGAAGAGAATGTACAGCGACGCAGAACCGCAGAGCTTCTGTCCAAACAACGAGCCCAACTAGGCGCGGCGAACGTCGATCTGTCATCAGGGTCAGCACTACAATTGCAAGAAGATACACAGGCACTCGGAGAGGCTGACGCCCTTCGCATCCGTAGTAATTTTGAGAGTAGAGCCGAAGCCCTTGAGACTGGCGCAGACTTAACATTGAGTGAGGGGGCATTCGCCGAATCAGCAGGGCAGTCTGCCGCAGTAGGGACCTTACTGACAGGGGCAGGCAATGCGGTAGGATTGTCTCGACCCACTGGTGTGTCAAGTAGGTGGTTCACTCCGCAGAGTGCAGCAGTTTCACCTAATACTGGAGGTCTATGATGCCTACAGTAGCAACTTACGAAGGTAACCAAGTCAGGACTGAGGTGACACGACAACCTCGTGCGAGCGCTGCCGCCGGTAACGCAGTCTTTAAATCGAATATACAAGCCGCTCAGGGGCTTGCGACAGCGGCACAGGCAGGCGCGCAGATCGTACAGCGCATTGACACCACATCCGCTGAAGAGGCGCTGGTGGCATTTGAGCGAGACAAGAATAATCTATTCTTTAATCCCGAGAATGGGTACTTCAATACTCAAGGCAAAAATGCGTTTGATAACGCTGACGCCACTAATGAGGCACTGAGTAAGCTCAAGGATCAGTACGGTGAGTCTTTAGGTCAGAATGCCCGCTCAATGTTTGATAAATCGGCTGACGTGTACATCGCACGTGGGCAGGCTGACATCATGCGCCACTCTGCTAAAGGACTGAAGTCTTGGGAAGTTGCGACTGTCAGGTCTCAGGTTGAGAACACCATAGAGAACGCGTCGTTGTACTGGAACCAACCTGACCAGTTAGCGGTCCAGAACGCGGTTGGCCGTCAGGCAGTCATCGACGCCGCTGACATGGAGGGCATTGGTCCCGAAGCAACTAATGAGCGTTTACAGACGTTTGACTCGTCATTCGCTAAAACGGCAATAACATCAGCCACGGCTAACAGTGCAGAAGAAGGCGCCGCTATGTTAGAGAAGCACGGCGCGAGACTTGAAGGCCCCGATCGCATCAAGATCGAGAAAAGTATCGCAGCCAAAGCGAACGCCGAGAAGCTACAGTCAGACTCTCAGCAGGCTATTCTGGTAGGCGCTAAGATGGTGGACACCTATGACAGCCGTGAAGACATCCGAGAGCAGGTGAACGGAATCGAGGACGCTGCGCTTCGAAAGAAAACCATGACCGAAGCTATGCGACAGTTCAACCTGAAGAAGCAAGGCGAGAGTGAAGCTCAAGTCGAAGCGTTTGACAGGGCTGAATCTCACATCATCGAGGGCGGCTCCGCCGAGACTTTCCAAGCGGAAGACCCTGAAGGGTGGGAGCGACTCTCGTCTAAACAGAGGAGCAGCATTGAGTCAGGTAAAGCTATCGTCACCAACTGGAACAAATACTCAGACCTCATGATGCTACCTAGAGAGGAGTTAGCGAAAGTCAATCCCGCCGATGAGTTCTACGAGTTAGCACCTGCGGAGCGTAAAAGCCTCGTAAGTGCCGTCAAGAGTGCCCAGGGTAAGGGGTCAACTGCTGACAAGATAGATCACCAAGTAGGCCGCACTCGCAGTGCCCAGACCACAGCCGCTGTGGAGCAGGTACTCGGTAAGAAAAGTAAATGGAACGACGAGAAGCGGATGCAAGCAGATGCTTTCTACGACCTGTTAGACGGTGAGGTCAAGCACCGTGAAAGCCAAAAAGGTAGTTCATTGACATCTGAAGAATACACGACTGTGTTGTCAGATCTCACTCGCGAGGTTACTATTGAGAGAAGTGCATTTGGCGTTGATTTCCTTGCCCCAGATGTAGAACAAAATATCACAGACATCGAACCCGCGAACGTGAAGATTTTAAGCAAATTCTTGCGTGATAATGGCATTCCGGTGACTGCGGATAACCTACTCAAAGCACAACGACAGGCGACTCAATAATGGCATTTGATCTGGAAAAGATTGACTTAGGTAGCTTCGGCATTAACGAAGAAGAAGAAGACCAGCAGGTTCAACTTAACGCTAACATGAACGAGGCCCTCAAGGTCAACCCTGACCAGTTCGCACAGACAGCCAAGCTCAGCGAAGAGTCTGGTGTGCCAGCTTTCGCGGTCGAGTCTAACCCCGAGCAAGTGCAGCACAAACTCAAGCTTGACCGGATCAACCTCGAAGGCATGGCTGAAAGATCGCCAGGTACATCGAAGTTCCTGACCGCAGACATGAACAACCCTATTCTCGCGCAGGAGGATGTCGTCGACGGTGTCCTCGAAGGCATTGAGCGTACATTCCGGGGCATAGGTCGGTCCATTGGCATCGGCTTCGAGTTGCAAGGTCGCGGCTTGGCATTGACTGGCGTAGAGAGTATGTCGAATCAGAGTCGCGTCAGCTTCGAGGAGCACGGCCAGCGTCAAACGTTGAGCGGTTTCGGTGATATGCGCAACCGCATTGACGAGCTGATCCCCTCGCAAGCACTCCCTAGTCGATTTAATTTCGAGCCGGCTGACCTATCCAAGCAGTTTGCTTCCAGTTTTGGTATTGAAACAGACGAACAGCTCAACGCGTTGAAAAAAGACGCTAGCGATCGACTCATCGGAGAGATCACCGAGTTACAGAAAGAGCGTAAGAACCTGACACCAGAGGACCTGAACATCGTACAGGAAGGGGTACGTGCAGGCGTCGAGTCACTGGCAAATATGGCACCGGGTTTAGGCCTGACGATCCTGACAGGGGGACGGGCTGCACCACTACTGTTGACTATCGGTGCGCAGACGTTCAGTAGTGCGTATGGTGAGAGTCGCGCTGATGGGTTGACCCCTGAAGAAGCTCGGTGGTTTGCCAGCATTGACGCAGCCATTGAGGTCGGTACTGAAATACTACCTACAGGCACCCTTGAGCGCATGATGACCGGTAAAAGTACGGGCATGAAAAAGGATGCGCTGAAGTTCGTTGTACAGGAGATGGGGACTGAGCAGCTTGCCACAGCTTTACAGACAGTCAACTCCTTCATGTTCGGCCTCGATAAAGAATTAGAGAACGCTGAGTCAGCCGAAGAGATCATCGCCATACAGTTGCGTCGACAAGCAGTGACAGCAGTAGCCACCGTCGTCGCTGGTGGGGCACAGATCACAGCAGCCACAGCTGTTAATAAAACAATTAATAAACTGACTGAGACCGAACAGAACCGAGAGTCTCAAGGTGATATTGAGCAGCGTAACATCGACGCCTTAAATGTTGATGCCGCTAAGTCTAAGCTGAGAGAGCGTGATGTAGAGTCGTTTAAACAGTTCGTCAGGGATGCCGACGGCGAGAATAACACCCACGTGTACATCGATGCAGTTCAAACCTCGTTATACCTCCAAGGTAAAACTCGCGAAGAGATTGAAGCAGACCCAGCGCTCAAGGCATTGCGTAACGCAGCCCGTGAGTCTCGTGCTACCGGTGCAGATGTTGCGATCCCTGTGGATGAGTTCGCTGGCGACATCGTTGGGACTGACACATACACGGAGCTGCGTGACTCAATGACGATGAGTGACGAGACCATCTCACCATTCAGACAAGAGCAGCATCGTGTCGAGACAGAAGCCTACGTCGACACCCTGATGGCTGAGGCACAGGAGAACGCGTCTGAGTACGTTGAGGCTCAAGAGATTTACACCAGTGTTCGTGATCAACTAATCGACACTGGTGCGGTGAACTCCACTAATGCATCAGTCATGGCTCAGATAGTGCCTGCATGGGCAACCGCTCAAGCACGTCGATCAGGTCGCACTGTCGCAGAGGTGTACGAGTCCGCAGGTCTCACAATCGAAGGCCCTCAAACCGGTGAACTTGCACGCCTCGAAGGTGAGCAGGTTCTGAGTCAAGGTCGCGTCAGGGCATTCCACGGCACTGGTACGCGTTTCGATGAGTTCGACGAGTCTAAGCTAGGCGCATTCACGGGGGCAGAGTCCGCTGGCAAAGGGTTTTTCTTCACATCAAGTCAAGAGCTAGCTGATCAGTTCCGTACTGAAGCAGAGCGACAGACTGCTGACATACCAGCAATCGAACAGGCGATCCGTGACCTGACCCCTGAAGAGATCACAGCGCTGTATGTAGAGTCGGGTCTTGACGACATCACACCGATCGACCCTGATGACATGGGTCAGGCTGTCGACGATATTGTCTCAGCGCTTGAGGATGACCTTGGTGAGGCAGGACTTGAGGAGCGCACAGGCATCGACTCAGTCATTCGTCGTAAGATTGGCGATGTGCACTTCACCAAGGGCGAGACCAAAGAGGTCGACTTGCAACTTGACAACCCGCTGACGGTTACATTTGACCCTGACGCGGAGATTGATGAGGGTGCAATCAACAACGCCATAGATGAAGCTCAGCAAGCAGGTAACGATGGCATCATCTTCAAAGGCATGAAGGATGCCGCTGTGGTCAGTGAGCGTGGTGAGGGTGCTATCACAAGTGATGTTTTCTTCGTATTCGATAAAGGCCAGATCTCTCAACAGGGCGAACAGTTTACACAAGTACCTGTCGCTCAATCCGCACGCGAATTGCAAACATCTTTGATTAACGAGTTCGAAGGATTGAAGCTGTCACTGAATGGAACAGGTAACACTGTGACATTGAACAAGATCATCGTGCCTGAAGATCGGCGCGGACAAGGCACAGGGTCTCAGGTTATGCAGCGCATCCTCGACTGGGCTGATCAGACCGGTAAGACCGTCGCGCTCACGCCTAGCAAAGATTTTGGCGGGTCACTACCAAGGCTTAAGTCTTTCTACAAAAACGTGGGGTTCGTGGATAACAAAGGCAAGAACACAGATTTCGAGATCAGTGAGTCCCTGTTCAGAGAACCTAAGCGGCCTGAAGTGTTTGCGCAGGCACCGCTTGACAACGCCGCGCTGGTTGACATGGACAATCAGCAACTAGCTGTTGCCGCCGTCCGAGTGGATGCAGGGACCCCGCTGTTCACTGAGTTTGATCAAGAGACTTTCCCTCACGTCGATCAAGTTAAAGAGGAATCCGGTAAGTCAATCGTGCTGGGCTTCCACAATCGCATTAAAACGAGTTACATGTTGGCCGACGGCACTCTGTATCGTGTCCACAATAAAACCGGTGACATCACCAAGGTCGACGAGTTTGAGGCCAGAACATTCCTGAAAAACAGAATACGCAGTGCTCAGCGGAAAGCAGAGCCTCAAGTAGAGCCTCAAGTAGAGCCTCAAGTAGAGCCTCAATTGGTCGAAGCTGCCGACATCATAGGTATCGCGGACCGAGAAGAGGCCGACACCAGTACGAGAGAGTTTACCCAGTGGTTTGGGGATTCTGTGGTAAGCGAGGATGGTAAACCTTTGAAGGTGTACCACGGGACTCGTGCGACAGTAGACGACTCTTTTGTGTTTGACTACTCGCGAATAGGGCAGCAGGGCAGAGCGGAGGGCGCGGGGTTCTACTTCACACCTTCGAAATCGGTAGCAGATGGGTATTCGGACGGGGGCGCTACGCTCGAAGTTTATCTGTCGATACAGAACCCTATTGAGTTTGACCAGGAAGGTTTTAGGGACGAGCAACTCCGAGACCTCATTACGAAAGTCGCCGAGATGGAGGTGGCAGCCGAGGGTATCAGTATATCGGACGGATTTCTGTCTAATTTCGGCGATGTAAATTTCGAAGGTCTGGACGCTGTTGTGAGCCAAGCGGCTGGTCTCATGGAGAGTGACACCGCGCTTGACCAGCTCAGTAGCATGGTGGGTGCGGGTGTTGACGTAGAGATCGTTAACCGTGCTGCACAAGAAGTGACAGGACACGACGGTGTGGTATCAAGAGGGTTCAGCGGCAGCGGTGGTGCCAGTGATCCCCTCATATATGTGGCTTTCTTCCCCGAACAGATCAAATCTGCGCAGAACTTAGGGGCGTTCGACCCCACAGACCCTGACATATTCAAGCAACAACCCGACACAGGTGCTGCACGTGGCTATTATGACCCGGCTAACAGTGTGATCAGGTTGACTGAGTCGGCTGACTTGTCGACGTTCCTGCATGAGTTTGCCCACTTCATGTACGAGATGGAGGCGACAGGTAACACTGAGCTGAATCAGGGCATTAACAACTGGTACAAGCGAAACTCTGAAGAAGTAGCTGCTGAGGCCACCAAGTATCTCAATGGTCAGTACGACCCACTGAAGCAGGGCGAACGCTCAACTGAGTCACAGCAGACAGTCACAGAAGCTGATGTGGTGAACTACCTCGACTCGGGTGCGACGGGTAGCTCCGACAAAGATGCTGCGGTACGTCGTGCTGTACATGAGCAGTTTGCACGAGGATTCGAGACGTATCTGATGGAGGGCAACGCACCGAGTATCGAGCTGCGTAACGCCTTCAGAACCTTCGCTCGTTGGCTGGGTCAAATATATCAAGCACTGCGCGGCAACCTGAACGTGAAGCTGGACGCTGAGATGCGTCAAGTGTTTGATCGTTTACTCGCAACAGAAGAGCAGATCGCAGCAGCAGAGTCCCGCGCACGCGTTGGGCCGATGTTCACCGACGCAGCGATGGCGGGTATGACTGAAGAAGAGTTCTCTGATTACCAGAAACGTCAGGAGAAGGTCAAGGATGTCCAGACCGAGACCCTGCGTGATCAGATGATCAAGGCTCTAACGCGCAAAACTAAACAATGGTGGAAGGAAGAGAGATCTGATTTAGCTGACGAAGAACTAGCCAAACTGCGAGGCGAGCGTGTGTACACGTCCGCTGCACGCTTACGTGATGGCGACCTCAAACTTGATCACGCCACAGTCAAAGAGATGGCGGGCGAAGAGCGCACCAACAAACTGGGTCGCACGTCCGTACACATACCGGGTAAACTTATCGGCATGACAGCCAAAGGTCAGAAAGGAGTCCACCCAGATGAAGCTGCTGCGTTCTTCGGGTATGACTCAGGCTCAGAGATGCTCGCTGACCTGATGGCGGCACCTCCTATCAAAGAGACCGCGGAGGCTAATGCTGAGGCGTTAATGGTTGAACGCCACGGTGACGTGTTCACTGACGGCACCATCGAACGTCAAGCTGACGAAGCGGTGCAGAATGAGGAGCGCGGCAAGTTAATACTGCATGAGCTTCGAGTCCTAGCACGTGGCACGAACCAGCGAACCCTTGACGCACAGACGATGAAGTCAATTGCAGCCGAGCGTATCGGTAACCTGTCATTCAGAGAGATCCACCCAGGTAAGTATCGAAAAGCTGAGATCAACGCAGCGCAGGAGGCTGCGCGTATGCTGGCCGAAGGTAACAAAGATGGCGCTGCACAAGCTAAAACTCGTCAAGCCCTGAATTATTACTTAGGCATGGCGGCAACCGAAGCGAAGAACGAGACCGTCAAAATCGTTGATCGTATGAACCGTTACAGTAAGAAGAAGGTTCGTGAGGAGATCATGAAAGCTGAAGGTGGTTACTGGGATCAGATTGTCAAGATCCTTGAACGTTTTGAATTCAAAAAGTCAGCAACACTGACCGAGGTCGACCAAGTTAACCAGGACATAAACACATGGGCTCGTGAGCGCATGGATGTCGATGGTGATGGTCTGGTACTGCACAACGCTGTGCTGAATGAATCGTATGTTACCCACTGGAAAAACGTTGCACACAGTGACTTACAGGGCATCAATGACTCTGTGAAAAACATAGAGCACGTTGCACGCTACGCTAACAAATTGACCCGTATGGGCGAAGAGATCGAGTTCAACAAGTTAGTTGACCGCTGGGTCACCAGTATGGACGAGAACGTCAAAACACGATTTAAGTCGAAACGTACTGATGTGGTGGAAGGCAAGAAGTGGGGTCGCTGGTTGATGGCTCAGATGACTAAGATCCCTTTTATGGCGTCATGGTTGGACGGCGGCGAGCGTGCAGGCCTTAGTCACCAAGTGCTCGTTCAACCCTTCACCGATGCGTACAACGCTGAAATAGAATTGTGGGAGAAGTCAGGTAAGCCGGTCATGGATCTCATTGAAGGCCGCAGCAAGGCAGACATGGCACGTCACAACCGTAAGATCTACATCCCTGCGATTGACGACAACCTTTACGGGCACCAGATCCTCGCTGTGGCACTGAACACAGGTAACGCTGGTAACCTCAGAAAGTTATTACTCGGTGAGAAGTGGGCTGACCCTGATGTTGACACTGAGATCACGCTGCAAAATCCTAAGCTTCAGGCGGTACTGAGTCACATGACAGAGTCCGACTGGCAGATGGTTCAGTCTATCTGGGATCAGATGGGGACGCTTTACCCTCAACTTGCTGAAGTGCATCGCCGTACCACAGGACTAACACCTCCGAAGGTTGAGTCGACCCCTGTTGAGACACGGTTCGGGACTTTCAGGGGTGGGTACTATCCTGTTAAGTATGACCCTAACCGCAGCATTAAAGCAGCTCAGAACGAAGATCGTCTGAATGCTGAGACTGAGTCCATGTTCAGCAACAACGCGAGTATACAGACCTCGGTGAACACTGGCTCAACAAACGAGCGTACAGGGTTTTATGATGCGATCAGGTTGAGTCTTGACGTGGTGCCTGCTCACTTCCAAGAAACTATTCACTACATCACGCACCATGATCCTGTTCGTGAGATCAACAGGTTGACCCGTGACTCGCGTGTGGCTAAAACTATCAAGGAAAAACTAGGGCCTGAAGAGTATGCACAACTGAAGCCCTGGTTAAACGACATTGCCAAAGATGGCCGAGAAGCACCGACTAAAATGTTCTGGGATGACATCCTGCAGCGTTTACGGTTTGGTGTGACACTGGGCGCGATGGGGTTCAAAGCTTCCACAGGTATCATCCAGATCAGTGGCCTGCCTAACACCATCGCTGAGGTGGGTATGGCTAACACCATGCAGTCAATGCGCAGCATCTTAGGTAGCGAGACAACTATCAAGCAGGCGTGGGATTTTGCCATCGAAAACTCTAAGGTGCTCGAACATCGTGCGCAGACAATGGACCGCGAGATCAAGAACGCCATGAAACGCCTTGAGAGTAAACGGGGTCTGTTGGCTGCTACGCAAGAGGCATCCATGAAGCACATCGCACTGATCCAGACCTACATGGTGGATCTACCAAGTTGGCATGCGGCTTACATCAAAGGCATGAAAGACTGGGGGGACGAGACACGGTCGTTCCAGTACGCTGACTGGGTGATCGAGAACGTACAAGGTTCCGGTGCCACTAAGGACCTAGCCCGTATCATGCGTGGACAAAGCGAGACAGGCCGCATGTTTACCATGTTTATGACGTTCTTTAGTTCGTTGTGGAATCTGGAGCGTGATCTGGTGAAAGGCGCTAAGTCGGGCGCTTACTCAACGACGAGTGTGGCAGCTAAAGCGATGTTCTTGTTCACCATACCAGTGCTGTTTGAGATGATGATGCGCGGAGAGTTTGCGAAAGAGGACGAAGAGCCTGAGGAGTTGCTACAGACCATGTTGACTAAGACAGCGATGTATCCAGTCCAGTCAGTGCCTTTTGTTCGCGACATCGCCAACGCCGTCACGGGTGATTTCGGGTACAACATATCACCGATGCAGTCTATCATTGAACAAGGTACTCGAACCATACCGCAGGTAGTAGAGCGGGGATTTACTGATGAGGACATCACTAAGGGACAGGTGAAAGGGGCCACAAAGTTCATCGGTGCGGCGGTCGGCATACCAGGCACAGGGCAGGCGTGGGCTACGGGGGAGCACCTGTATGACGTTATTGCAGAGGGCGAAGAATTCACTATGCATCAGCTCCTATTTGGCCCAGAGAGAAAGTGATGATAGACTTTAACCAACTATTTCGAGGTGCCACATGACAGTTAATACCACAAAAATCACAGCAGGACCTTACGAGGGTAACGACATCGCTGATACGTTCAGCTACGGGTTCCGTGTAGTCGACAAGTCGCAATTAGTCGTGTTTGAATCCTCGGACCTCAATGTCGTGACCGAATTGACTGTAGACACGGACTTCACTGTCGCGGGTGTCGGGGTCGACTCAGGTGGCACCATCACACGTGTGGCAGGGGCTTTGCCTTCAGGGTTTACATGGTACATCAAAGCTGACTATAAAAAGACTCAATTAACTGCGTTCCAGTCCCAGGGGGCTTTCTTCCCAGACCTGCACGAGGACGCGATGGACCAACTGACCTTTCTGGCTCAACAGATCTGTGACTCGGGCGACCGGTCGCCGCGTTTACGCGACTCTTACGCGGGTACACTGCCACTGTCACTGGCCGACCCGTCGGCGGGGTTGGCAGTGCGCTGGAATGGTGACGGGGACGGTCTGGAGAACTATGACCCGTCTACTGTTAGTAATGAAGAGATCGCGGCTGACAAGCCTGTCGTAAACTATTCAACATTGAACGCCGCGATCACTGACACCAGCCTGAAGCTGAACCAAGCATGTAACGTGAAAGAGCGAGTGTCTGGGTCTGGCGGCGGCGCGATGTGGGATGTGGTACTTGTATCAACAGTCACACCAAACACTTATGACGTTGTTCAATGTACAGGCGTACTCTCTTTAGCATTGAAACTCCGTATTGAGGGTGCTGTTGCAAAACCTGCCGTACTTGGTGCTTCTGGTGATGGTATTACTGACGATATCGATGTATTGACTTATATGATTAATGCGGGTTACACAGTAGACACTACAGGGAGAACTTATCTATTTGACGGCAGTCTCGCAGTCGATACGAGTGTGCTGAGTATACTTGGCACTGGTAAATTGCAACCGGCTAATAGAAGTTCAGCTATAACCCTGAGTGATGCTGTTACAGAGTTATATTTGCGAGATTTCACACTAGGTGAGGGTGCAGGATTGCAAACAATCAACGATCTGACCTCATCCATTGATGTCGCTATAGTAGATCGTGTTACAGTTGAGTATTCAGAATTAGGAATTCACCTGCTTGGTGCAGTTAAAAACGGACGGTTCACCAGGAACCGATTTAAGAGTCTTCACAGAACCTTACTTGACCAATCTTGTCAAGGTATCAAGATTGGTAATAACCAGAGAGCCACAGCACTTGAGACACAGAAGATCATCATTTCTGACAACATATTTGATGGAATTGTTAACGACTTTAATCGTGAAACTCACGCATTCATTGTCTATGGTCGAGAAGTCACCGCGACAGGGAATATAGCGAGCGGTGTGACTCACGTAGCAGCAGAAGCCTGTGAGACTTACTACTTCAAGGCTGACATTGTAACCTGCAATGGCAACACTGTGTTGAATCAGGGTGTGTCTAATGACGGATGTATTAATTTCAAGGGCGGACCCGAGGGTGACGCAGGTCAAGTTACAGGTCAGCATATTACTTGCATAGGTAACACCATCGTGAATGAGGATGCGTCGATTAAGGTTATCGGTATATCTTGCACGGATGAACACGCGCTTATATCAAACAACACCCTGCGGAATTGCGGGCTAAGAGCTTTTTCCGGTGATGACATGCTTTTCTCAGACAACCTGATTTACATTGACCAATCGTCTGGTTCTGTTCTTTGGTTCGAGGTTGAAAACGCGTCCAACGTAGCACTTGTTAACAACAAAGTCATAGTGATAGCAAACAATTTCGACGTTAACACGGCGCAGGCCGGGAGGGTGAGAGCATCAGCAGAAGCCGTGACGGGTTTTAGGTTTATCGAGAATGAGATGAACATCTCGTACCCTGACCTAACAACCGGTGCTAACTCCGTTGCAGCTATTCAACTGTGGGCTGAAAACTTTGACATCACAGGTGCCGATATCAGAGATAACAAACTTTTGATCTCAGCGCCATCTATTGGTAGCTCTAATGACTTGCAATTCGTTTCGTTTAGTGGGGCGAATCTTATTGATGCTGACGTGATGGCCAACAGGACTAACGTCGAGAAACTATACTTCGACGATAATTCGTGGGTCAATCGTGACATTGAGTTTGACCGTAATAAGGTCAATGGTTTTGATCTGACCACAGGGAATAAGGCGTGGGAAGATAAGCTGACCGATATTGTGGTGACTAACACGGGCGCTACTGGGATCAGAACTGACATCCTCCCTGCTGCTAGAAAAGGCATAACGCACCGCGTCAGGGCTACTTCGTCTTTCGCCGTAACAGTGGCTACTGCTGACCAATTTACAGACGGGACTATGTCTAAGTCCCTTAGTGCGGGAGCTTCGGTAGACCTCCGCTGTTATCAAGACGGTGTGTGGCACATAGATGCTCAAGCGGGAACAATTACTTAAATAGGTGGTATCATGATTACAGCAT